TCAGACCCTCCAGGCCGCCTTGATTTCGAGCGGGACGAGGTTTTCCAGCTGCTCGCTATCCTGGTGCCAGCCAATCACCTTATGCCCGACGCAGATCACGGCGGCGTCCATCTCGCTGTCGCCATCCAGGACCGCTACGTCGCCCAGGACCATGCGGGCATGGGGAATGCGCGGCAACAGGCCATCCAGCACCGTGACCAGGCCGCCGGCCTGCAGATAGGCGCGGCGCGCGCCAACGATGGATCGATAGCGGGGCATAGGCGGCGGCTTGTGCCCAAGCTGCAGCAGATGAAATCGGATCATGCGGACGCAATCCGCCCGCGCATAGTCCAGCCGGCGCCCGCGATATTTGGCGAGCGTCGCTTCCGTCGCCACGCGACGCGCTTCCAGGTCGATCATGAATTGGGCGTCGCCGCGCCCCAGGCGGTGGACCGGGGCATTCCTGTTGCGTTCGCCATGCCGAGTTCGCCCGCATAGCAGGATTGATGGAAACGGTCATTCAACGCATTCCCACGCAGCACCATGAACAATCGCTTGGCGGCACTGTCGAACTCGACGTCGACCGACCGCGTGCCCTTCCCGATCTTGACCGCAGTGGTGTCTATGGCCAGGTCGGCCGTCAGGTCCGGCGTCCCGACGATGTGCCCGGTCTGCCGGTCATATTCGCCCAGCCAGAACCGCATGCGCGATCCCTGCAGACCCGGATTGTTGATCGCGATTCCGGCTGTGGAACTTGGAGGAAGGAAGGTGATCTTGCCCCCGGGCGCTTCATCCCCGGTCTTTTCCTCGAATGTCTCCGCGCTCGCGATGGTGCCGAATTGCTCGTCGAAGCAATCATACAGTTCCTCGCCCCAATACACGAAGCCGCCATCGCACATCCGCACAATGCGGTCGGGAAGCTCGATCTTCATCAGCGCCACGAGGTTCAGGATCATACCCGTGAACGCCATCAGCGGGCCTCCTGGATGTCGAATTGGATATTGTCGCGAAACCCTGACACCGCCTGCTCCCATGCGATTTCACTTCCCACGATGAAGCCCTCGATCATCGGCTTGGCGACATGCAGGATCGACCCGGAAGGGGGCGGCGCGCGCAGCTCCAGCGTCAGTGGCACCGTGGCGCGGCCGCTGGCGTCGGCGATCACCGGAGCGCTGACGAAATCGAAAAAATGCTGTCCGGAAATCTCCAGGCTGATCGGCTGCCCTTCGCGAAAGGCATATTGCGGCGTGACGTTCTGCACCGACAGCGACATGCCGGCCTGGCCTGCGCCGTCGACGACGATCGCGGTCGACGCATCGATATTGGGCGAACCGGGACGGAACCCGTCCAGGGGCCAGGCCATCCTGACCCCTTCGCTTTTGCCCCGGATCAACCGATTGACGAATATGCGCGCGGCCGCTTCTCGCATCGGCGGCATGGTCACGGCCACGGCATAGCGATTGCCTTTGCGGTTCAGGCGCTGCATCTGGCCGCCGCCTGACGGGGTCAGGAAACCGCCGAAGTCCAGCAGTCGCGGTGCATCGACTCGGGTGCCGGGCTTCTCGGGCAGCAGGATCATGGAATGGCCTTCGCACTGCGCCGGGCGATGGCGATCTGCGCTCCGGTCGATCCCATCGCGGCCGCGTTGTCCGCCATCGGCGCGGCGACCGCGGCGGCGCGACCATCGACCGTAGCATGGAAATAGGGGGACGGCTCGACCAGCACTCCGATCTGCACCGGCGTATAGGACCCCGCCACCGCCCGCTCGGCCGACGCGACGCTGGGCATCGTCGGCACCTTGCTCGTCATCGTGCCGGCGCGCAGCGCATCCAGCGTATCCACCCCGATTCGCGCGGTGGACGCGGCGTCGAACACATATTCCTGGCCGTGCACGACGCCAGCGACGGATCCGCGCGCGCCGTTCCCGGTCCACCCGCCGCTATCAAAGCCCGAAATATTGCCGAACACATTGTCGATCGAACTCTGATTGACGACGATATTCGACGTGTCCAGGGTCGATCCGCCGACACCCAGCAGGCTGCCGCCTAACTTTATGATCCCGCCAATCAGGCCGCCGCCGCCCGCCATCGCCTGCTTGATCTGCAGCCGGATGACATCGGCGATCAGCTGGTTGAAGAAGTCGCCGGCGACCCCCTTCAGCTTGATGAAGCGAGTGGCGCTTTCGGCGAGCTCGTCGTTGAGGTTTTCGAAGAACCGAACCTCGGCCGATTCCAGCTGATCATCGATATCGAACTCGGCGAGCTCCTGGCGATATTTTTCGATCGGACTGGCATATTGCCGATTGAGGATATCGCGGCGCATGGCTTCCGATCGCTGCTGGAAGCTATATTCGTCGGCTAGTTGCGCTCGACGCACCGGATCCTTTTCGGCTTCCAGCTGGCGCTGGATGGCGAGCCGCGCCTGCTTGCCCTCGATCTCCAGCAGCTGCAGCGCGATCCGCCGGCGATCCTTGGACGTCCCGGCAAGCTGGTCCTGCAGCTGAAGCAACTCGGCCTGACCGTCCAGTTGCGCCATTTCACCATCGATCGCCTGCTGCTTGAGCGCGACGCGCTCGCGCTCGGCGATCGCCGCCTTCTCCTTCTCGGCATTTTCCGATGCGATCAGTTTGACCGCCTCAGCCTCGGCTTCGGTCCATTTCTTCAGTGCGACGCCCTTGTCGGCCGCCCGTTCGATATCCTCGCGGGCCAGGTCGACCTGGCGCCGGTCATTGTCGGCCAGCTCGCTGATCGTAACCAGGCGCGACTGCTCCACCCGCAGCTGCTGGTCCTTCACCCGGCTCAGCAGCGAGGCATAGGCGTCCTCGTCGCGCGTCTGGCGGTTCGCTGCGCTTTCCGCGCTGCCGTTGCCCGTTCCGGTGGGACGGCGGAATGCGATCACATCGCTGCGCTTGACGGTCTGCGTGCCAACCTTGTCGGACGTGTTCCCGCCGAACACCAGGATATTTCCCTTGGCATCCGTGCCCTGGAAGAAGCCGACATGGCCCTGGTTCCCGGTCCCGCGCTTGGAAACGACGATATCGCCGGCAACAGGCTTGTCGGTCGCCGAGCCATAGGATGCGAAGGAGCGCGCCGACAGGCTGCCAGTCCCCGGCAAGCCGTTCGTGGCCAGCACAGAATTCACGAAGGCGGCGCACCATGCGACCATCTTCGGATCGACATTGACGCCAGCCTGCTTGAACAGCGCCTGCAGCTGCGCATTGTCGCCGGTCTCGCTCAGCCCCCGATACTGCTGCGCGCTCGTCAGCAGGGTTTGGGAGCGCTCAATGGCAATTTGCCGGCCTAGGGATGGAGCGGCCTTCGCCGCTTGAGCGGCAGCCTTGATCGCGTCATCGCGTTCCTTCGTGATCCTGGCGAGTTCGGAACGGTAGCGCTCGTTGCTGATCCCGTTCAGGGTGCCGCGCGTGATGCTTCCGTCCGGATTGCGGTAGTCTACCACGCCCTTTTTGCCAGCGCCAATCGCCTGCTGCTGGTTGAGTTTGCCCAATGCAATTTCATATCGCAGCGCCGCCGCGGCATTCTTATCGAATGCCGCTGCAACTTCGGCCTGGATAAGGGGCTGCTGGGCCTCTCGAACCGCCCGCTCGCTTTTTCCAACGGATGCGGTCAGGGTGGCCATCTTTGTGATGAGGTCCTGAAGCTTCTGTTCTGCCTGGCCAGCCATCGCGACCAACGCCATGATTTCTTCCGGACTCGTGCCGAATGCCGGTGACGCCACCTGCTTCCGGTAATCATCGACGATCGCCTGTTGAGCCGAGATCTGCTTCTGCAAATCCGCCTTGCTTTCGCGCTGGGATGCAAGGTTGGCCTGGGCGTCCCGAACCTTCTCCTGCGCCAACTGACGCTGGGTCTTGATCGAACGATCCAGTTCTTCGTTGAGCCGGCGCTGCGCGTCGATCTGGCCCTCGATCGTCTGCGTGAAGGCCTCATGCGCCCGCCTCGTGTTTTCAGCCTCCTGCGCATCCTGCTTGAGCTTCTCGACAGCATCCCCCAGCGCGTCGTTGCCTTCCAGCAGCTTGGCCACCCAGGGCGTCAGCATCACGACGGCTGAAGTCAGAGCGATGCCCCACGGGCCGCCGAGGAAGCCCAGAAAGCCCTTGGTCTCGCCGGTGATCAGGCTGATCGCCTGGATGACCTGACCCGACTGCTGCGCGAAGATGATCGATGCCGATGTGCCGGACGCATATTGGGTCGCGACGTCGCCCAGCTGATAGGACAGCTGCTGATAGCCCGCGCGCGCCTCGCCCGACACCGCGACCTGCTTGCGGTGGGCCGCGGTGCTGGTGCCCAGTTCGCGCTCGACGGCCTGCAGCACGACCAGCTGCTCGCGCAGCGCGGCAGCCTCCTGCTCCGCATTGACCGCGGCCGTCGCGGCCGCGACGGCATAGGCGCGCGTCGCGGTCGATGCGCCGCCGGTGGACTGGTCGGCGCGGGCGGCGGCTTCCGCCAGCGTGCGCAGGCTCTGCGCTTTCGCTGTGGCGGCGGCGGCCGCCTCGCGCGTCGCATTCGCGTCCAGAATCTGCGCGGCCGCCTGATCGGTTGGGGCATTGGCGGCCTGGCGGGCGGCCTCGCCGATGCGGCGGAACGTGTCCTGATAGGCCTTTTCCGTCTGCTTCAGGCCCGGCATGCCGCCCGTGCCGACCTTGGCCAGCTCCTTCTCGACCTCCTCGATCACATTGATCGCCGCGCCGCTGAAGTCGTTGATGACCGTTTTGCCGGCGGTCATCGCGGTGCGCAGGCCGTTGATGTCGCCGGACACCTGAAGGTAGAGATCGCGGCGGTTGCTCCTGCCTGCCATCCATCACCTCCGTTGCTTGTTCGCGGCGATCCGCGCGTCGATCATCGACCAATATTCATGGGGCGTGGCCGACCAGAACTGGTCGGCGCTCCACCCGAAATTCTCGAGGGCAAGGCCCATCAGGCGGCGCCAGCGGTCCTTCTCGGGTTTGCTGGAACCGCCTTCGCTTCCCCCGATGCGGTGCGACCGCCCGACGCCGCGTCGACCAGGCACAACGTCAGCCGCGCCATCGCGCGAAAGACGCCCTCTTCGAAGATCAACTCGCCGATGCGTTCGTCATCGACCTGTGCGGTGAGCTCGTCCCCCTGGGCAGCGCCGGCGCGGATCAGCTCGCCGGCGATCTGGCCCAGCTGGGTCAGGGTCAGGCCGCCGACATTGCCCGCGCGATACAGGTCCATGATGCTGCGACCCGTCACCTCCTCGATGCCGACGATCGCCTCGTGGGACGGGCGCAGCCGATAGGTCACGCCGGCGAGCGTCAGTTCATGCTCGCCCCGCTGGGCGTTGGCGGCCTTCCCTGCCGCCGGACGACGGATCGACATCAGGCCGTCGCCGTCAGGTCATCGACGATCGGCGCGCCGACATTCGACAAGTCGCAGCTGAAGGTCACCGCGCCCGTCTGCGGATGCTCGGACGAAAAATTGCCGATCGCGACCGTGCCATGATATTTGATGATGCTGCCCTTCTTGATCTGAAGGTTGATCTCGGGCGGCTGCGCCTTCGACGCGTCCGACAGCAGCTTGAACGCGGCGTCGGGCAGCTTCAGATTGCCCGACGGGCTGATCGTGATCTTCTGCTTGCCATAGCTGGTGCCGCCATAGGCGCCGCTATCCTTGTCGGAAATGTCGATTTCCTGCGAGGAACGGCGGAAGCTGAAGCCGGTTTCGCCGCCCAGCGCCGTGAACACTTCCGCCTCCTGGCCGTCGCCGAAACAGACGCGCCAGTCCTGACCATATTCGTTTGCCATGTGATGTCTCCCTGCCGGTTAGGCCGGCTCTGCGATGAATTCGAAGGTGCTGATGCCGGCATAGGTGACGCCATCGGCGCCGACATTGCTGACGGTCGCGCCCAGATAGATGGGGCGCTGGAATGCGATGCCGTCGGCCTCCAGCGTCGCGCCCTCCAGGCAGGCGCGCGCCGCGTGCATCAGCGCCATCAGCGGGGCCCGGCTCGGCCCCCGGGTGACGAAATGCAGTTCGACGGTCATATTTTCGGCCTGCGCTCCCTTGCTGCCTTCATTGGCGGCGTCGATCGACCCGACCATGACGAAGGGCGGCTGCGTGTCCTGCTTCACATGCTGGTGCACGGATCCCAACGCCGGCGGCACGCCCGCCTTCAGCTTCGCGATCACCGCGTCCTGGGACGGCGTCAAAAGGTCGACGAAATCGCTCATGGATCAGGCCCCGGCCTTCGACAGCGTCTGGTCCCAGAAGTTGACGAGGCGCTGTGTCGCCTCCTGCTGGGCATTGGGCACGAAGATGAAGGGGTGCGGCGCGCGCGCCTTCACCTTCATGGAATAGGTCGATGCGATATCGGCGGCCAGCTTCCGCCCCCGCGCCTTGCGCAATATGGCCTTCTGCTCGCCGCTGCCGATCGCGACCTTCACCCGCCGCCGGCGCTGGACGATGACCGTCTGCGCCTTCCGGCCGAATTCGATGATGCGCCCGTAGAACAGGTTGCTCTTGCCGCGGCCCTGCGTCAGCAAGCCGATGCGGACCCTCAGCTGCTCGAGCATCAGCCAGACGCTCAGCCCGCCGCGCAGCGCGCCGGTGCGCTCGGGCGCTGCCGCCTGTTGCCGTTCGCGCAAATCCCGGCCGATGATAGCCAGCTCGACGCCCAGCTGATCGTGCGCGGCATCGCTGATCTGGTCGAAGCGACGAAGCACCACCTCCGTGCCTTCAAGCCGCGAATATTGCATCATGGCGCATCGCTCCGCGCGCCCTCGGTCGTGGCGATGATGATCAGCTGCTCGCGCTTCCCGTCGGGATCATCGGCCGAGGTGATGTTGAGAGGAATAGCGCCATGTTGGATTTGGTCGGCGGCGCGGATGTCGCCGCGCCAGCGAATTCGTATCCGATACACGGTTATGCTTTGCAGCACCTGGTCCATGACGGTCTCGCGACCTGTCAGGCCGACGACTTCCGCCCAGGGCTGGGCGATGGTCGCCCAATCGGTCGTATATGCGCCCTTGCCATCATCGACTTCGGTCACGCGCCGAATGACGATCTTGTGGCGCAGGTCGCCAGTGCGGAGCGGTGGGGCCGCCATCACACCCGCCGAAAGCGATAATGATCGAGCAAACTGGCAATTGCCGGAGGAAGATTGATGCCGTCTCGATTATTATACCAGTGGTCGACCAGCAGCCGGGAGGCGTGCACAAGGTCCGCCGGCGCATCCGATTCCGAATAGCCGCAGGTAGCGGATATTGTGACAGCGCCCTCGACAGGTGCAACGGAAGGCCAGGCTTTTCCCACCTTGGGCTGAAGCCATGTCCACCCATCCCGGGTGAAAGAGCGATGGTCGTCGAATTGCTTTTCGTCGCCGACCGGATCGACATAGGTGACGACGATCGTCTCGATGTCGACGGGGCGATAAGGAATGCGAATGTTCGGCCGAAAGCCATCGAGCTGCAGATGCAGGTCCTGCGCCGGAACAACACCGTAATTGGCGGCGATAAACGCGGCCGATGCCTCGATCAGCCTCTCAAGCTCGCCATCCTCATCCGTTCCGTCCAGACGGAGGTGCAGCTTCGCGTCTTCTAGCTCGATAAAGCCGGCCATGTCGCCTCCCGCGGCACCGGGGGCGGACCATCTCCGGCCCGCCCCATCAGATCAGGCCTGATCGGCCTGCGGATTGTCGTGGCCCATCCCCTTGATGACGAGCGCGGCGATCGGCGTGCCCGTCCCATGGGTGCCGCCGAAATCGGCCAGCAGTTTCAGGTAGCGCTTGCCGCCCTTATAACCGAAACGATATGCCGCCGCTGCGGCGTGCGCGCTGGTCAGCGCCTTGATGATGCCACCGGTGCCGATCGAGTCTACGCCCAGCACGTCCTTCAGCTCGACAGCCTCATAGGTGACGTCGTCGTCGGAGTGGGTGAGCTTGAACTCGATCTTGTTCGTGGCGGTGAACGTGATGCCGCCGGCGCCGATCGCCAGCACGACCTCCGCCGCGTCGTAGCCGATCAGGTCGACCGCCGCCGGCGTGTTGTCGGCCGACAAAACCTCATTGCCGATCATGAGCGCTACGGCCATGGCCGAATGAATATCCTTCATGGAATGTCTCCAGGAATGTGATGAGAAGCGAGGGCCGCCAACCTGAATGTCGGCGGCCATGATGCCGGATCGTCAGCCGATCAGGCGGCGCACTTCAGCAGCTTGATGGCCTCGAAGTTGGTGATGCCGCCACCCACGCGCTTGGTCGCGTAGAACTGAACGAAGGGCTTGTTGGTGTAGGGGTCGCGCAGGATGGTCACGCCCATGCGATCGGCGATCGTATAGGCGCGCTTCCAGTCGGCGACCGCGACGGGAAACTTGCCTGCGCCCAGCTCGTCCATGAAATCGTCGGTATAGACGGGCTTGCCCAGGATCGTGCCGACCTGCTCCGAACTGGTCGGCGCGGCCCACAGGTAATTGCCCTGGCCGTCCTTCCACTTCCGGATCGATGCCATCGTCTTGTCCGACGTCATGAAAGCCGCGCCGTTGCGATAGCCCTGCTTGAGCGCAAACAGCAAGTCGATCATCGCATCGCCGGGATTGCTCGTTGCGAACGCAGCCGCAGCGCCCGTTTTCACGAAACCGACCTTGCCCCAGGCATAGTCGGCGTTGGCCACGGTGTCGTATGCCAGGATCCCGCGCGGCTTGTTCTTGCCGTTCCCGCGGATGAAGGCCGGGCTTTCGGCCTCATCGAATGAAATCGAGATTTCATCGGCCAGCCAGGCCGCGACGTCGAAGCGCGCATCATCCAGCAGCGTCTGGGTCGCGGCCGGATTGGCGTAGAGCTCACCCGAGGGCAAGGCCAGTTCGCGCAGAGAGGGCGTTCCGGTTTCGGGGCGCTCATCCTCTTCGCCGACCCAGCCCGAGGTTGCACCCCCGACACTGACCAGCTTCTTGTAGGTCTGCCCGGAAATCTGCACCACCCGGGCCAGTTGCCGCATGACCGACATGCTGGTCAGCACTCGATCGATGCCCTGTTCCCAGTCGATAGGGACCATATAGCCGCCATCCGGGTCCGACTGCGTGGTCAGGCCCGCGCTGACCGCCAGCTGGCCCAGGTCGGCGTCGACATTGCCGCGACGGAACCAGGTGGAGAAGGCGGTGCGGTGCTCCCGCTCGGCCGCGTTCAGTCCGTCGCCGGCGCCGCCGCCCAGCTGCGCGGCGGTCAGGGCAGCCGACAGGCGATCGATTTCCGCATTGATCGGATCGATCAGCGCGTTCGCCTCGTCCTGCGTCAGGCGACCCGCCAGCGCCTCTTCGTGCTTTTCGCGCATCGCGGTGACGGCCGCGTTGATCGCGGCGATCTGGGTCAAGGCGTCCGTCGGTTCCGCGCGAGGCGCGGCGTGCACGGCGCGGGGAGTGGACGCGACTAGGGTCGCGCCGGCCGCCATCAGGGCGGCGCGCTGCAAATTCTTCATGAGGATAGCTCCTATTGGGAGAGTGTCGCCAGAAGCCCGGACAGGGCTTGGTTCAGCTGCTGGCCGTCAGCGCCGGGCGTGACGTCCTGGTCCGGGGCAGCGCCGGGCGTGCCCTTCAGATTCTTGATGCGGGCGCGCGCCTGTGTGCGCGTCATGCCCGATGCGACGAGCACCAGTTCCATGGCGCGAAGCTCGTTGACTGTCTTGTCGCAGGCCTGTGCTTGGTCGTCGATCGTGACGGCGTCCGCGGGCAGCAGCGCGTCTGCGAACCCACGCTCCACCGCCGTGCTGCCGGACATGAAGGTCTCGGCGTTCATCCACCCGACAATCTGGTCGCGCTCGCCGCCGGACCGGGCAGCATAGACGTCGGCCATAGCCCCGTCGAATGGCTCCAGCCATGCGGCCGTTTCCGCCATGTCATGGCGGTTCCCCATGGCGATGACCCAGCAATTATGGATCATCAGGAACGACGCTGCGCCGATCTCGATGGTGTCGCCGGCCATGGCGATGATCGACGCGGCCGAAGCGGCCATTCCCATCACCTTGACCGTGATATTCTGCGGATGCTCGCGCAGGACATTGTAGACGGCAATGCCTTCGAACATGTCCCCGCCATAGCTGTTGATGTGGACCTCGACATCGCGGTCGCCGATCGCACGCAGCTGGCTCTGCACCTTTTTCGCCGTGACGCCGCCTCCGGTCCAGTAGTCCTCCCCGATGCTGTCGAACATGGTGATGACATTGTCGCCCTGGGCGACGGCGCGCACGCCGGCCGCCGCGTCGCCATAGCGGTCGATCACCGACGCCGGGGTAAAGGCCTGCAGGCGACGGTCGGCGGGAATGGGCAGCGCGCCAGGACGCGCGCTCGCGAACAGGCGCGGCGGTTTACGCATCATCGTCTTCTGGTTCCTTGCTGGACTTGTCGTCTTTGCCGGCCGTGTTGGGCGGCGGATAGTGGATGTCGCCGCCCTCGCGCGGGTTCTCGTCTTCCAGCTCCAGCACCTTGTTGGGGCTGAAGACGCCCCATTGCAGCGCTTTCGTATAGGCGTCCCAACGCGCTTTCAGGTCGCCGCGCACGAGCGCATTGCGGTTGAACCGGGCATAGATCGCCGGATCGGCGATCATCGCGCTCAGTTCCTCCTCCCACATGACCAGATGGTCATCCAGCGTGTAGGCAACAAAGCCGTTGGACTTCTGCTCGAGGCCGGTGCCCCAGTTGCTGTCGGAGCCGCTATTGTCGCCGATCATGCTGGGTGGAACGCCGAAGAACATGCAGATCTCGGAGCGGGTCAGCTTCTGCGCCTCGATCCACTGCATGTCTGTCGGGCTCATCGAAATGGTTTCCCACTTCAGCCCTTCCTCCAGCAGCAGCACGCCGCCGTCCTTGTCACCGCCGGCGCGAAAATCGTCCAGGGAACGCTGGAGATTGTTGTAGGCCGAATCGCTCAGCGTCTTGCCATCCGGCATGGAGACGGCGCCGGAGGGCCGGGCTCCGTGCTTGAAAGTCGCCGCGACCTGCCGGTCCCGCGCACGCGCCTGCCCGATCGTCTCCCGCGCGTAGGTTAGCGGCGTGACGCCGCGATAGCCGTTGAGCGTCAGCCCATAGAGGTGGAACATGTCATCCTGCCCCACGGTGAGGCGGGAGCCATTCTTGCGGATGACGTCATACTCGACCGACAGATCGTCCCGCTGGCGGACGGTTACCCGATCCGGATGGATCGGGATCAGTTCCCGGACTTCGCCCCTGGATTTCGATTTCAGGGCAAAACCGTCGCCACGCAGCAGGACATGCGCTTGCATCATCCTTTTGAACTGGGCCGGCCGCTGCCACCGATTGGGCCGGCGGCGCAGCAGCTGCGCGACTGCATGATCCGAAGCATCACTGCGGGTCCGGTCATCGACCCGGCGCTTCACGTCGATCGGCAGTGTCGCGACCTTGCCGGCGATCAGGCGCACGCAACCGAAAACCGCGCCTATCCGCATGGCTGTTTCCGGCGTCACGACCTCGCCGGTCAGGCCGGCTTCGCCGCGCAGTGCCGCCTCCAATTCTGCGGAGCTGGAAATGACGAACCCGCCGTCGGGCGCAACGGCTTGCGCCAGCGGCCTCCCTGCAGCCCCGAACGAGAGCGGAACGCCCCCAGCCACATTATGCGTGGACGCTTCCCCGGCCGATCGGCCGAGGATGCGATCGAAAATGCTCATGCACTCTCCTCAAAGGACGCGGGCGCCGCGCCCTTCGTAGACGGATGGTCCGCCCCCCAGTTCGACATTGTCGGCCGCGCCCGCGCCCATCGCGCTGGTGACCAGGCCATCGATGCGCCCGCGGGACTTCTTCTTGTCGAACCAGCGATTTTTCAGCCCGTCTTCCGCTATGTGCGCGTTGCTGGCGCACCAATAGGTGATCGGTGACGCATCGATGACGATGCGCTGGTCCAGGATGCGATCCTCGAAACGCTCGATCGATCGCGGCATGCAAAGCTGCCGGTCTTCGAACATGACCCGGGGGCCCTGCATGTGCTTGACCAGCATCAGGCCGCTGCCTTTCGGCTTGTCCGGCCCTTCGAACCTCCAGACATCGAAGCCGTTGTGCTCGCAGGCCGTCTCGAAATCCGCCATTTTGGCGGGGTCGAAAACAAGCTCGACCACATCGTTGCCGGCGCAGATCTCCGCGACCTTGGCGGCGACATAGGTATAGTCGATCGTCGTGCCGGGCGTGGCTATCAGCCACCCCTCTTCCACCCACTCGTCATAGGGTGCGTTGTCGGCGCTGGCGCGTTCGTTCAGCCGATCGGCAACAGTGAAATAGTAGGTTTTCTGCCAGAGCTTTCCGTCGTTATCGATCCAGGTTGCGGTCAGTGCCGTAAGATCGTTCTTCTTCGAAAGGTCCAGGCTGAGCCAGCACCGGCAGGATTTGAGCCGAACCAGGTCCTCGGGGGTGATGACCTTCTGAACGGCAGCCCACTTGTCCTCCGCGATCCAGAAGTCCACCGCACCGGTCGGAATGCCGAAGTAGAGCCGTTTAATCGACGACGCTTCGGACGGCTTGGTCTTGGCTGTGACGACTTCCTCTCGGATGTTGGCGACCGGGTAGGTAATGCCAAGCGCCGGCAGCGCCTTGACCCAGCAAGCCTCGTTTTCGAGGACTGTTTTGCGGTCCTTTTCATCCACCCGAGCGACGAAGGAGAAGGCGGTGTCGTCCCGCTTCAGCCCCTTGGCGATCGCCTGATACAGCTCTGAATATTGCGTGCCGACGATTTGCGAAGTCGCCGGCGTATTCGACCCCATCAGGAGCATTGCGGATCCGGCAACTTTGGTGATTGCCCGCCGCCATGTCACCAGTTGCGAGTCTGTTCGGAATTCGTGAATTTCGTCTGCAAGCACTAGGCGGGGCCGCGGTCCCGACTGGTTTTCGCCGCTCGCCAGGGGCAGGAAGAAGGACTGCGAGGCAGGATGCTCGATCTTGTGGACATTGTCGCCTTCGCCGCGAAGAACGACGTGGCCCTCCGATTCCAGTGTCTCGCCGTCGTCATATCCCGGGATCTGGGCGCGGCACATGGCCGCGGCATCCTTGAACAGGACGTTCGCGGTATTTTTGTCCCCGCCGATGGCGTAGATCGGTGCGCGCGGGAAGCCGCACCAGCCCATGGCATAGATGCCCAGGCCGCCCATCATGGGCGACTTCGCCTGCCCCTTCCCCGTCTCGATATAGGCCGAGCGGAAGCGCCAGCGCGCCTCGGCCGTCACCCACCCCATCAGCGAGCCGACGCAGAAGACGTGATAGGGCAGCAGCTGGAATGGCTGCCCAGCCTTGGGCCCGTCGGTGATGGTGAACACCGACGGGAAAAAGTCCAGGGCCCGCTGCGCCAGTTCGGGGCGCCAATGATAATCCTTCAGGTCGCGAAGATCGCGAAGATGGCGCTCTGCCGAATGCCGGACGAGATCACCGACCAGGAAGTCGCCACGAACGGCCGCCTCTGCCCACGCGGTGGTGGGGTCGGCTGCCCTATCCCTTCGGCCCGAGGAACGCGTCGGCACCAGCGCTGCGCTCCCGTTTCTTCGTCACCTTCGCCACCTTGCCGCGCCGCTGCGGCGACAGCCCGAGTTGCGCCTCGAGCCGTTCGGCCGTCTTCTCGGCCTCGCTCATGGCCTTGAAGTGAATGGATAGCCGGGAAATGGATCGCGGGTTGTCGCTCGACGGCTCGTCTACCACGCCCAGCTTCGCGACCATCGCCGCGGCACGATCGTAATTGATATAGGCGAGGACCAGGCGCTGAACCGAGTGCCCATTGGCCTCGGCAAGCGTCTCGCGCGCCTGCATTTCGCCGATGATGCGGGTCCAATGCGCCTTCGCGGCCGCGATCTCGACCTTGCCTTCGCACAGCGCCGACCATTTCGGCTCGGGAAACCCCGCGATTTGCTGCCGTTTCGCCATCCGCAAGCCCCGAACTTTTTACTTTCAAATCGCTCCCGCCGCACATGAACCGGAGCGGCGGTGTCCGGGCCCGGATCGGCCAAACTTTCGACCCCGCCCCCCCCTTCACCCTCGGAGGGCGCGGGCCCAGGGGTGCGCTGGGTCGGTTGGGCGTCCTGCCACGTCGCACCCGCGCACATGGCCTGGGGTGGCATGACCAAACTGCTCGGCCGTCACGGCCTTGTGGTGCGGATCGCAGAGGTTGCGGGTGTTGCCGTCCTCGTCGCTGCCGCCCAGCGCGAGCGGCACGATGTGGTCCACCACGATCGCAAGCTCGGTGCGGCCATCCGCCATGCACAGCTCGCATAGGCCGTGGGTGCGCTGGAGACGCCGCTGCCGCTGCCGCTGGCCGGCTCTGCCCCTGAGACGCTCGATCACGCCTCGCGCACCGTCTGCGCCTCGATCTCGGCCAGCAGCCGCGTGCCGCTGTCATCCACGGCGCCGACGCCCAGCGCCACCAGCACATGGCCGGGCACGCCCATTGAATTCTCGTCCAGCGTATCGAGCCAGGCTCGCCCAGGCGCACCTGTCACGGCCACGGTCAGCCGATGCTCGGCGCATGTGAAGATGCTCGCGCTCACATCCCTGCTGCGCCAGCAAACCACATCGATGGCGCACCCGGCGATCTCGGCCGAGCGATCCAGCTGACGGATAAGCCGCTCGCCGGCGACCAGCTCGGGGCTCATGCCGCCGCCACGTCGAGCGTGATGGCGGCCCAGGGAGCCTGTGCGTTTGCCCGTTGATACATGCGGATATACCGCTTCGAGCCGACCACCCGCATGCTGTCCCGGATGGCCCTCATGGCATTGAGCCACCGATCGTCCGCGATCTCGAAGCGCAGCAACGAGAATAGCGCGCTCCGGTTCAGCCGGCCCTGGCTGTCGACGTCGAATGCGCGGGTGATGATCGCCTGGATCTCGCTGCGGCTATCCGCCGACCATTCCCGCAGGCACTCGTCGACCAGCGCCTTGGCCGTCTGCAACTCGGCTCCGAACTCGATATTGTCCGCCACCGCCACCTTGATCTGGAAGCAGCCGTCATAGGATGTGAAGACGAGGTTGCCCTTCGACCCGCCGCGCTGCGCCTGATACTCCTGCTCCAGCAGGGCGACCAGCGCATCGACATCGTCGAAGCTTTGCTGGCGAAAGCGCGCGATCTGCGCCGACAGGGGCAGTGCATGGCCGATGATCTTGCGGACCAGCTCGTCCTGCAGCTTGTCGATCGGCTTGACGACATCGTCGGGGATCAGGCCGCCGTCGGCGTTCGTCCAATAGACCTTGCCGTCGATCTCGCGGCGGCTCGGCGACACAACGCCGTCGCCGGGCTCGGCGCTCGTTGTGCCATCGCCATTTACGCTGGTCATGCGGTTGCGGTCCCGATCATGCGCTCAACTATGTCGCGGCTGCGACCGGCTGCCTCATTCGCCCGCAATTGCGCGAGGATTCCCCGCATCAGGCGCTTGCTTAGCCGCACTTCGCCATTGCCCTGGGCCAGGCGCTCGAGCGCGGCGACGTCAACGTCGTTCACGACACAGCGGCCCGGCGCAGGTCCACCACACGCGGCCAGTGATAGCCGATCGGCGCCTGCGCCGGCTCCGGGCCGAGGATCAGCCCGCCGCGCGCCACGCGCACCGGACGCTCCCGCCCCATGACATCCTTGACGATGCGATAGGGCGTGCGCGCATAGCCGCGCGCCTTCAGGCCGCGGATCTCGATCCGGCGGGTGAAACTGCTCATGATGATCTCCTGCTCAGCCCCACCAGCCGTGCGATGTCTTGCCGTCCGTTTCGAAAGCGATCGGCGCGGCCGCAGCCGCCCCGCGAAAGGGTGCGACGATGGAGGCCGCGATGGCCCGGGCCCGCTCTTCCAGGTCGGCATGATGCAGGTCATGGCGACGGCGGGGGTTCAGGCGGGCGTCACGGATCAGCTCGTCCAGCGCATGGCTGGCATTTTCGAGGCTGTCGGGAATCGAAGTCCGGGCAGGCGATGCAGCCATGAGCGAACCTCCATCGACGCGAAAAAGCCCGCCGAGGGGGGATCGGCGGGCTTCGGACGCAATTAGCGCGGGGTCGTTTCTGGCATTTTCATGGCCATTTTGGCAGGCCCGCTTTTGTACCGCTCCGCATTTTTCCTCACAGCAATCCCGCATGCGCCGCGACCAGGTCCGCGGCGCTGACTTCCTTGCGCACGTCGCGATGGACATGCGCCCAGTGATGCAGCGCCTCGACCAGCAGCCGGCGGGCTCGCCGCACATGCATGCCGTGCGCCGCCGCCGCGCGCGACAGGCCGACATCGTGCAGGATGACGTCCAGCGCCAGCGCCGCGACCTTGGGCATCAGCTGCGCGCGCCACCGGCTATAGGCCATTTCGCGCCGCACCGCGCCCAGCGCTTCGAAGAAGGCGTCGCCGTGCCGCGACGTGTCCACCCGTGTTTCCAGCGACGCCGTGCGCACCTGTGCCTCCGCCATGATCCGCTCGGCCGCCGCGGCGATCTCCTGCGACCAGGCCACCTCGTCGTCATCCAGCAGGCCCGACGCATGCAGCCGCGCGATCGCGCCGGCGCGCCGCTGGCTGTGCGCCTCGTGCGTTTCCGGCGTCCCTTCGCGCTTGTGCGACCAGCGCTTCAGCATCGCGGCGCGCTGCTTGCGCAACCGGCGCTGTTCCTGGTCGGTGCGGCGGCGCGCCACGGCTGCGGCATCGATGGGGCGGTCGGCAGCGGGGGGAAGGGGTTGCATCATCATGGCGGCACCATGCCCAACCGCGCGCGCGCGCGGCAGGACCGCTTCTGTACCGCTTGCCCGAGCGCCACTATCCGATCGTCAGTCGCCCGCGTTCGTCCAGGTCCAGCAGCGGCGGCGCCGGCGCGAGCAGCTCCATGCGCCCGGGATTGACGATATAGCCGATCGCCTGCAGCTGGCGGATCGCCTCTTCATGCCCGCTGATCGGCGTGATGCCGCGCGTCTTGCCCGGCTGCCGGTTGATCAGCTGCTCGCGCTCCAGCTTGCGCACTGCGTCCTGGATCCGCGATCGCGCGCAATTGAGCGCATTGGCCATTTCCGTGATGGTGGGCCCGACTCCATGAGCGGAATAGAAGGCGCGGACGAAGTCCAGCAGCTGCAACTTGCGGCTGACCATCGTCGGCGTCAGCCGGATCGCCTCGACCTTCATCGCGAACTGCCTCCCTGCGCCGACAGGAACATAAGGAGAAAGCGTTGAAAAAGCTAGGGTCGCATCTGCAGCCTACTCCTCCGGACGCCCGAAGACGATTCCCGTTTGGAAAGACCCGTTGAAATGGTAGCATCCGTTCGGGTCGCGAAACAAAATTCCGTGCGTCATTTAATTTCAGGGGGCTGAAATGAGGAATTTTATCGCTGCGATCCTTCTTTGCCTGACATTGCCCGCTCTTCTGTCCGGATGCGCCAAGAAAATGCCCGCCGAATTGCCGCCGCCCCCGACGTCGTCACCACCTACTCCAGTAACGCCACCACCGCCTTCACCTCCACCGCCAGTGAACGGAGGCGGTGAAATATTCGCGCAGGCGACCGAACAATATGTCATTGCCCGCGCGTACCTTCCTGGTGAATTTAATAGCGTGAAGACCTCGGGTCCAAAGGCGGTCATTCTGCTGGACCCGAAAAATCCTGGTAAGAACAAGAAGATGTGCAATGCCTTCGTCGAAGGATTGCCGACTGTGCCGAGTGTAGAACGGTTTAGTGATGCAAAGGCGTTGCCGATCTTCTGGCTGCTCACCCATGAAATCAGCCCAGCGGATGTCAAAAATTGCAAGGCCCTCTTGGAGGCGTATGATTTTGATCAGGCCCAAGTGCTCATGGGCGTGTACGGCCGCGCTGGCAGCAAGGGACCGATCTTGGTAGCGGAAGACGTGGATCGCCAGTTTTTTGCAATCGACTTCTTGAAAGCGAATGAGAAGGACATGCGACGCGTTCTCGCGACCTGGTTTCAGAACCCGCCGCTCAATGGCGTGGTGGTAAGTAAGACGCTCTGGGACATCATGAGGCCAACCGTCTGCACGGTGACGACGTCGACGACTAAGGAATTGGCGGCAGCTAATCCAGACCCGTCGAAGGCTGGCACCTTCTTCGATTTTGCCGCGAATGTGTTCAAGAACGTCAATCTCTGGGCTATCGGAGCTTTGATCGTCGGAAATTCCTTCAACGCCGCGCTCTGCCCATCGCAGCAGTCGGCCTGATCTGCAGGCACCCGATCTCGGAACATCACCGGGTTGGGCGTCTGGACGGCCGCGCCGGATCGACCAGGTTGATCCTCTCTTCGACGCGGTCCGGCCCGAGCGGTGGCCCGATCACCAGGTCGGTGGCCAGGTCTAGCGCACGCTGCTCCCCTTCCCGCGTTGATGTGCCGAACCAGGCGATCGACTGCCCGCCGCGCCACAGCCGCGCCTCCGCATGCCAATGCGTGTCGTCGCGCCACGTCCGCCATTCGTAGCGCAGGCGATGATCCCTGGCATGATCACGAAGTCGGCTGTCATCGGGCATGTGGAACATATGCGGAACACCGGGAGCGCTGGTCAACGGTCATATTGACTCGGACACATCGCGCCCGCACCTTCGCCCCATGTGCAATCGGGCGGAACGCGGGCAGACGGACAAGGTGCTGCGCCTCTTCGGCGCGCGCCTCGGCGCAGCCTTCAACGAAGGCCCCTTGGTCGTGCACCCGAAGGAACCGGGCAGTGTCCTGCGCCTGGTCGAAGGGGAGCTGGTCCTCGAACAGATGACCTGGGGCTTTCCCGTCGCCCTCGCCAGCAAGCGCGATCCCAAGGTCAAGAACAAGCCCAAGCCGGTCAACAACGCCCGCTTCGACAAGCTGGGCAGCTTCTGGAAGCGCTGGGCCGAAAATCCCATGCAACGCTGCCTCATCCCCACCGCCCGCTATGCCGAGGCGGTTGGCGAGCGCGGCCGCACGACGGAAACCTGGCTGTCGGTGAAGGATCAGCCGATCTTCGCCTGGGCCGGCCTATGGAACGACAGCATCGAATGGGGCCCGGTCTATACCGGCGTCATGACCGCCAACGCGCCCGAGCTCAGCCACATCCACGATCGCTCGCCCGTCATCCTAAATCCCGCCGACTGGGAGACATGGCTCCATGCGCCCCTTCCAGATCTCTATCGCTTTGACCGGCCCTACCCGGCCGAGAGGATGATCGTGGAGGCAACCGACGCGCCGTGGTTCAAGGGAAGCGGTGCAGTCGGCCTACTTTGATAAGCGTGCGAGCGCGATTGGTCGGGGTGATGCCTTATTATGCTGGTTTACAGACGATGAAGACTGTTCAATGTCACGAAAGGGCTAGTGAAGCCCCTTTGATGCGTCTAGGGGGTGCCTGCCTGTCACACCGGGGCGGCCGAACCGGCGCCCTCGCAACCGGAAGGTCGTGTCACCTTGGATGCTGTTGAGGATCAGATTATTGATCTATCGGGCTACCCGAAGAGGCACAACTCCAAGGCTGCGTCTCCATTCCGCTATCCTGGCGGAAAAGGATTTCTGACGTCGTTTCTCCAGGAGCAGATTTCACAGCGTTTCCCGAGCAGCAGAGCCTCATATGCCGAACCCTATTGCGGGGGCGCAGGGGCAGCGCTGAACCTGCTCGTTGATGATCTTGTGGATCACCTTTATCTTAACGACGCTGACTACCGCATATATTCCGCATGGCACGCCATGCTTTTCGAGACCGACCGGTTTCTCGAAGAGATCGAAGAAGTCAGCGTAGATCTTGCCACATGGCAGGCTTGCCTTGCGAAACTGCATGAAAAGCCTGATGAGCTCTATGACTTCGACTCCGGTTTTGCGGCATTCTTCATCAATCGCACGAGCCGCTCGGGCGTCATCTTGGGCTCCGGGCCGATCGGCGGCTATGATCAGGAAGGCACCTGGAAAATTGACGCACGCTTCAATAAGCCAAGCCTGATCGAGAAAATCGCGCAGCTGGGGCAGCTCAGGGAACGAGTGTCGCCCAGTTGCCTCGACGGCATGCAATTTTGCCGATCGTTGGAAGATCGCGATCTCCTGGATGACACATTTCTGTTCGTCGATCCGCCATATGTGCAGGCCGGTGGTCGCCTCTATTGGGACGGAATGAACCTGCCGAAACACGACGCTTTGGCCGAATGGCTGTTAAGCGGGGTCGCAAAGCACTGGCTGCTTACCTACGATGATCACCCGATTGTGCGGGAAAACTATCGGACTATCCAGGCGCATAAAATAGCTGTTCGATACAGCCTGGGCCGCCGCCGGCTCGAGAAGGAGCTTCTGTACCAAAGCCCGATCGCCGCCTAGGCCGCATCAAGTCTGAATTCTTCGTAATCGCCTTGATAAACGGCTTGGCGGAACTTCTTCAGCAGTTCCCTCGTCGTTCTGTCCAAGCGATGCAACGCTCGTGTTTGGTACGGCGACCCATCCCGCTTCCCCATGTTCTGCCAAATGGTATCATAGCTGAACAACCGGCAGCGGTTTTGTACGCATTTGTCCCGCGTGAGCGCGTTTTCATCACACGGTCGAACAAGTATGCCGTGAAAGGTGGCGGGTTTAATATTGAAAAAGTCGCTCACGGACTGAATTTTTCCATGATCCATGATTTTTATGTCAATATTGTCCTTTTGTATTGTTGCACCCACCAAATATATGATCGTCGCTCCATCCACGGGTAGCCCTCCAACGTGGACAAAGCAGTCAACCTTCCCATCGTTCGTACTCTTTTGCGCTGGGCTCAACGCTTCAAACTCTTTGACTTGTCCAGACTGAATACGAGCGCATAGATGGAAAAGAAGCGTGCGAAACTTCTGAGCTGAGCGGGAAGTCGATGTCATATAAGGAACGCCATTTTCACGTCCTGAAACGGCATAACCCGCTATGCATTCAAAGAGATTTGCAAAATCACGGCCAAATTGCTTGGATCGGGCGAGGATAGTTTCTGCGTTCGGGCCCACAATTTCGACACGATTGGCGTGCAGCGCACGATAAAACTGCAGTGCGATGTAGCTCGCTCCAACTGCGGTCACCTCCGCAATCGGTTTTCGAACGATTACCCCCGGCGCAACGTGGGAAAACGGGTAGTGTTCGCCTAAGGCTGCACAGCGTTCCTCGATCGCAGCTGCAGCCTGCGCTCTGAATTCTTCCATCATCAGCCCTTCGGGAATCCCGGGTTCCGCCTGATAATCTGCCTTCAGACCTTCATCGGATATCTGCGCGATGTAGGTATCAAGGGCGACGTCTCGGTCCAGCGGCATATCGCCAATATCACCGTCCCCTCGGAAGAATGCTGAAAGCTCGACCATTGCAACGACCTCGGGGGTCAATTCGGTGGTATCCAAGGCCACCAGCTGAAAACCCGCCATCCTTCTCAGTCTTCCGGCGGCAGAATGACGGAAATCTGGGCGACAGACGTACCAATCCTTTTGACGTACGATCTCACGTGCGCGATCTGGTCCTTGTCCAGTTCACCGCTCATCTGCGCTGCATCGGCAGCGGCTTTTCGCATCTGGGCGGCGACCTGAGCAAGTGAACGAAGCCAATCTTGCTCAACGATCCCGGCAGCGGCCTCTGCGGCAGCCAGATCGTTGGTGGAACGGAGTTCTGCTATGCCAGCATCACTGGCCAACACCTTTTGCAATCTTGGGCGATCAGTGCCTTGCGATTTGATCACCGAGTTTTTGCCGTAAAGCCAACCCAAAATTTCCAGAAACACATCCTTGTGCGTTGCCGGTATCGGATTGGATACGATCAAATTCTCACTTAACGGAGCTGACGAAATTCCAAATCTTTCGCGCGTTTGGGGATTATTTATAAGAGTATAGAGATGCGAAAATTCGATCTCGCTTTCATCCACGGCAAGGATATCGAAGATCCCGAGATTACGGGCCTGCTCGACAATCTTGTATGCTACCAGCAACCGGATGATGACGCTCCGGCTGTCACCCAATTGCTTTGAAAGTGATTGAAGGCGCTCGTGTGGAGAGAGAGTACTCTCCATCGTCTCAAAAAAATTGACGCCGAAGCGTGCCTTCGCAAGCGACGACCAACGCGCCGGCCCATTGACGTGCTTGAACCCGATATAACCGTTTGCGGCTGCGCGATCGGGAACCTCTATGACGGGCAAACTGCGGCAGCTGTCGATCTTGTTCGCAGGCATGTCCGGTATTTTTCGCCGGGATTCGTACGGAAGAAGGTCAGGGTTCAAAAGCAGTTTGACCGCTGCCAGGCGCCGGTTGCCTTCCAGCACGACAAGACGCCCATCCTCCTTCGTCGCGACCAGCGGCTCGAATGGCTCGAAGCCGCGGATGGAGATCGAGTTCCACAGTTCCTTGAGATCAGCCGATTCTACCAGGATCCGGAGTGCTTCCTCCTCGTTTCCGGCTTCCAACAAGCCGAAACGGGGATTTTTAATGTCCAAGCTCAGGTCGTCCGGGGTTTTAAACTCGATTTGATTACTCATCAGACGTCCTATTTAAATTCCCAGTGGTGCTCGGTATGACGTAAACGCCACCTTTCATGCAGCCGGTTGGTAGACCGCACTCGCGGCGCCTACTTCTTTTCCCCTCGATACCCCCGCGCGGGGGCGTGCACCGTCTGGGACGGCGTTGGACCTCCCGCCATCGTCCTGGCGATCTGCAGCAGTGCACGGCGATCGGCCGGGGTCAGATACTTAAAATTGTCGATCAGATCGCGCTCGTCCGCATCAAGGGTCGGCTGCGGCGGTGCATCGCCCTGCGGATCGTCCGTTTCCCCCGACAAATAAGCCGGAGTCGTCTGCAACTCGCGCGCAATGAGATGAAGCTTCGTCGATCCCTTCTTTCCGCGGTTAATCAATTGGAAAATTGAGGGTTGAGCCATGCCGACCCTGCGGGCGAGTTCCGCTTGGCTGAGGCCTGCGGCCTCCATTCGCTCTTTCACTCGCTCACCCACAATCATGGGGCGGAATTCTATAGTTTCCCCTATTGCGTTCCACGAAGGTCGTGCTATTGCTTGGCCAATAGGCAAACCTATCGAGTCCCAAATCATCATGTCCGCAGATGCTCATTCCGAACCGTCTTTCGAAGCCCTCAAGAGGGCTGTGACGGCTCTTGGTGGCCAGTCGGCGATGGCGCGCCTCATCGGGGTCACGCAGCCAACGGTTTGGGCATGGCTGGACAGGGCAAAACCCCTCCCCGCCGAACACGTTCTGAAGGTCGAGGAAGCCACCGGCATATCCCGCCACGATCTTCGCCCCGACCTCTACCCGCGCGAAGCAACGCCAGCGCCGCAAGGCGACGACGATCGTCTCGAAGGGGTGCGGCCATGATCGCATCCTCTCCCGCTATGTGCGCCGCACGGCCCCGTCTCTCCCAATCATCGCGCGCCTTTGGGCTGCGCGCCCTTACCCCCGGCTCCCGACATGCCGCCGGGCACACTGCCGCCGCCGGAATCGCCCTGAACAACCGTTATCCGGCGGCGGCCTTCCTTCCTGATTTCCTGGGGTGCGCCGGCCATCCCCGTCCGTCTGCAGCCCGCATCCTGGCCGATGCACCGCGCGCGACGGAAAAGCCCCGTCCTGGGCCGAAGAGCCTTCGGGTCGCACCAGGCCGGGGTGCCGGACAATGACGAAAGAGCGCGCCCCGATCTCGCTCGACGCGGCGCTCGCGCGCATTGCGGGGCAATTGCCGGGCAGCTGGGCCGACATGGCGCGGCTGACCGGCTATGCCGAGCGCACCGTGCGCGCTTGGGGCGACGAGGACCGGGACGAGCAGATCAACCTGCCCGCGGCGATCGCGCTCGACATCGCCTTTCAGGCCGCCGGCGGCGCGGGCCTGCCCTGCTACGAGGCCTATGGCTATAGGGTCGGCGCCGCTCAGCGCACGTCCTTCGTCAACGCCTTCGACATCCTTCAGCTTGCCTCGGCCGTGGTCCGCGAAACCGGACAGGCCGAGGCCGCCCTGATCGACGCTGCTCTGCCCGACGCCACACCCGGCGACCGGCGCGAGGCGCAGCGCGAACTGATCGAGGCGATCGAGTCGATGAAACGCGCCCTGCTCGTCCTGGAACAGGTCGACGCCCCGCGCGCCCAGGCCCCGCCCTGATCGCCCAGCGGGACGCCGCCGATCAAAACCCGATCAAATCATGCCAGCCAGCCGGCGCACCGCGCTTCCGGGATGGCCTTTCTGTTGCCAGGAGACGCTCGATGATGACCCCCGGCACCTACCTGAAGAAGCGCCGCGTCGCCGCCGGCCTTTCTATCATCGACCTGGCGGCCATGGTGCACACCAACCCCCGCTGGGGCGGCGTCGACAAGGTCGCGTGGATCGATCGCATCGAACATGACGTCGCGGCGCTCAGCCCCGACGTCATCGCTACCCTGGCCGACGCCTTCCGCTTTTCCCGCACGGTCCTGGAGCAGCTCATCACCATCCGCAGCTATGGCGAGGACGCGATCGATCCCGCGCCCCGCCTCTGCATGACCTGCGGCTGCTCCGAAAAGGACGCCTGCTTCGACGGACATGCCACCTGCAGCTGGTCGGGCCCCGACAGCTGCACCGCCTGCGTCCCCGCCCCCTTCCCGTCCTTCGCCACCGCAAAGGAGAACTGATCCCATGAACGCGCCCTTCCGCCCCAGCAAGCACGGTCGCCGTGACTATGTGCTGGACGATCCCGACGCCGCCTTCTGGCACCAACCCGCTCAGAGCCTGAGCTTCATCGACGACGCGCAATCCGACATCGATGCCGACCTGCGAGAGCTCGACCGCCTCTGGCGCGCCGGCACGATCGCCGGCCTGATCGTCGTCGCCCTGATCTGGTGGTGGCAGCCATGATCGGGCCAGCGGTTTCAGAGCAGCTGGTTCAGCGCCTGAAGGGGGCGTCGGTGATCGGTTTGGAGCCAGAGCTTCGCGACGTGGCCCGGGACAACGATATCGCACCCGATCAAATGATCTGGTCGCTGCTCCAGATGCATTTGGAAGGCGCCGTCGCCGTGGTCGCGAGTGCGCCGGAAACAATGCGCTTCGACATGAGCACCGCCGTCGCGGCTTTCCTCGGCTATGAAATGGGGCGTCTGATATGAGCGAGGGCAACGTCGCCGCCGATCAGCTGCGCAAGTTCATCGAGCGCATCGAGCGCCTGGAGGAGGAAAAGAAGGGCATCGGGGACGACATCAAGGATGTCTATCTCGAAGCCAAGGCCAACGGTTACGATGGCAAGATCATGCGGCAGATCATCCGCCTGCGGAAGATGCAGCCCCACGACCGGCAGGAAATGGAGGCCATCCTCCAGACCTATCTCGCCGCGCTGGGGATGGAATGATGATCCCCTCGGTCGAACTCCTGCCGCCGATCAAGGCCGATCCGATTCCGCCCTTCTCGATTCCCATCCTGCTGGATGACGATGGGCGCGCCTGGATCCCCGACGGCTTTCGCGCCGGCATGTTCCAGCTGCTGCCCGTCTGCGAAGGCGCTGCGCTCGGCTGGGCCCCGGTGCCGGAGCTCAACAAGGCGCTGATCGCCATCTGGGGCGGCAACCCCTTCGCGCCCACTGGCGAGGCTATCGCGCTCGCCATGAGCCGCCGCGGCCTGCGCGGCATGATCGACGGGCTCATCTCGATCGAGCAGCAGATGGAGGGCATGTAGCCATGGCCGCCGGTCACCCCGCCAGCACGCGCCGCGCCGCGCCCTACACCCCCGACGAACTGCGCGCCATGTTCGCGGCCGGCGACAGCGTGGCCCAGGTGCACAGCCGCGCCTACCGTCTCGATCGCACCATGACGAAGGACCGCGTCCGCGCGATCCTGTTCGCGCCGGTCACGGCATGATGTGCGCCGGCCTGCACGATCGCCTCGCCGCCAGCCACGCCCGGCTGCAGCGCGGGCGCGTCTGGTGCCGCGCCTGCGGCCGCTCCACCCGCGTCGATCCGGTCGGCGCCATGCGCCATGGCTGGCCGCGCTGCTGCGACGCCACCATGACGATCGACGCCCCCGAGGAGCGGGAGCTGTGACGGCCGTCGAAGCGCGTCACGCGCCACGCTTCGACCTCTGCGCGTGCGTCGAATGCCGCGCGCTCGACGCGCAATTTCCGAATGACGGCCGCCAGCTTCTGCTGGTCGCCTCCCCCGACGCTGCGTCTGCCACTTCCCCAAGCTCGCCCCGGCAGGCGCTGCGGGTGCGGACCGGGCCTACGCCCTCCCGGTCCGCACCATCCAATCCCGTAGTCGACCGCACGAAGGAGTGCATATCCAGGAGAAGACCGATGTCCGTTACCACGATGACCATCGACGCGCTATGCGTCTCGCCCTTCAACGTCCGCACCAACCAGGCCGACGCCAACGCCGTCGACGGCCTCGCCCAATCCCTACTGAAGCGCGGGCAGCTCCACCCCCTCACCGTCCACCCGATGAAGAACGGGCGCTGCAAGAAGCGCACATGGGGCGCGATCGCCGGCGGCCGCCGCCTGCGCGCCTTCCGTAAGCTGATCGACGCCGGCAGCCTGCCGGCCGACCACCCGATCGACGTCGTCATCACCGACATCAGCGACGAAGGCGAACTGCGCGAGCTCAGCCTCGCCGAGAACCTGCCGCGCCGCGATCTGCGTTCCTATGAGGTCTACGCCGCGGTCGCCCACGCCCACGCGGCCGGCCGGTCGCTGCAGGAAATCGCCGAAACCAACGGCCAGACTGTCGACATCGTGCGCGGCTGGGCCCGCCTCGGCAATCTTCACCCCACCATCTTCGCCGCACTGGAAGCCGGCGAGATCGGGCAGGAGCAGGCCAAGGCCCTGGGCGCGACCGAGGATGTCGCCCTGCAGCTGCACGTCTTCGAACAGATCTGCCGCCATGCCCCCGGCGACTGGCGGCGTGGCGCGGCCGAGATCCGCAAGCTGCTCAAGGTCGGCGATCGCGAGCTCGAAAAGATGCTGCGCTTCGTCGGCGCCGACGCCTATGCTGGCGCCGGCGGCCGTTACGAGCTCGATCTCTTCGCCGATCAGGCCGACCAGCGCGGCCGCGTCGCCGACGAAGGGCTGCTGCTGCAGATGGGCGACGCGAAGCTGGAGGCGATCCGCGCCCGCGTGCGCAGGCAGGTCGCCAACGCCGGCGGCCCCGCCGCCCTGAAGTTCGAAAGCGCCGCCCCGCGCCTCATGCTCGGCAATTACGACCAGGGCGTGGATCATGCGCTCGAGATCATCGCCGAACCCGCGCCCGCCGACGCGGCCGACGCGCAGCTGCAGGCTTGGCTCGGCTTCTGGATGGCGCGACTGGAGAATCAGGCGATCGGCGCCCTCGACGATGCGGATCTCGACGAGGCGACCGTCGCCCAGATCATCGCAGCGATCGACGAGCATTATGAGCCGCTCGAAGCCATGGCCGCGCAGCTGCAGGACCGCCTGCACATCGCCCTGCCGACGCAGAGCGCCTATGCCACGCTGATCGTCACCGATGATGGCGATGCCGAATTGCGCTTCTGGTGGGCGGACCGCAAGGCCAAGCAGAAGGCCGAAGCCGCCGCCCGCAAACTGCCTGACGCCCCGGAAACGAAACCCATTTCGGCTGGTCCGATCCCTAATTCGATTACCGTCAGCAAGGTAGCTCCCGCGCCTTTGGCAGGATCAGGGGAGGCGATCGAGAATGGCGGCGGTTGGGAAAAGCGCCGCATGGCCGACGATGCGATCCGCGACCAGCATGGCCTGACGGCCGAAGGCGTCCAGATCATGCGAACGCTGCGCCGCGAAATGCTGCGTGCGATGCTGGTCGAACAGGCCGAAGGCGTGCCGGCGGGCGATACGCCGCTGGCGCTCGACTATCTGGTCTGGTCCTTGGCGCGCGATCGCCTGACCACCGCCGGGATGATGCAGCCCGGCCGGCAGGCGCATGAACGCGGCATGGCCGGCCTGTCGGTGCGCCATGAACTGGTCGCCGGCGCTGCAGCCTTCGTCGATGCGACCCAGGCGCACTCGACATGGAAATATGCGGTTGAACGGATCAAGGCGCACCCCAGCATGGCGGGGCCGGATCTGATCGAAGCCTTCGATGCCTACCGCGCCGAGAACCATGGGTTCCGCGCCATGGTCGCAGCGATCGTCGTCGGCTGCGCGCTCGAACGCTCGGCCAACGCGCCCGGCTATCAGGTCGCGCTGCACGATCGCCTCGCCACCCTCGCCGGCTTCACCGAGGGCGACCAGCACGAACTGGTCGAGCCGACCGAGGAACTGCTCGACCTGCTGCCCCGCGCGAAACGGCTGGAGCTCGTCCACCCCCATGTCTCCCACGGCGAATATCTCGCCATGGAAAAGCTCAAGGCCTCCGAACTGTCCGCGCCCGTCGTCCGCGCCCTCCGCCGGGTAAAGACGTGGGTCCACCCCATGCTGCGCTTCTCGCGGGAATCTCCCGGCACCCTGGCCCGGGCCTATGAGGAGCAGGCGGCATGACCCAGAAAATCCGCAACGCCCCCGCCAAGGGCAGCCTCCCGGTCCTGCAATATCTGACGCCCGGTCAGCTGCAGGTCGACGCCGACGCCGCCGCGCACATCATCACTACATCCTATGAAGAGGCCGCGGCCGACGACGAGGAGATCGCGGCATGAGCGACGAGTGGAAAGTCGGTGATCTGGCTGTCTGCATCGACGATCGCTGGTGTGCTTGCGGCCGTCCCACCTGCGGGATGAAGGCGATCGCGCCCAGGAAGGAGCAGCTGCTGCGCGTCAACGCGGTACACAGCTTCGTCGATCGGCAGTTCCTGCGCTTTGAAGAAGGCCCAGACGACCACTTCTGGCACGCTACCGCCTTCCGCAAGGTCCAGCCTGATACCGACGCGGCCGACGACGCGCTCTGGGTGGAGCAGCTGCAGCATCTGCGCCGGAGGGTGCCGGCATGACGCACCAGTTCGAGAACGGCGCCGAAGTTGTCGCGGCGGTGAAGGCCGCCGCGCGCAGCAAGGGCTTGCCCGTCCTGCGCTTCATCGCGCCCTTGTCAGCGTCGCCCCATCGCTGGCTTCGGGATGTCGCGCAGGCGAGCCACCCGCGCGAAGTCACCCTCGCGCGGGTGCGGGCGCTGCTCGACGGCGAACCCCTGCCGCCCCGGCAGGACTATACGCGCTCGCATCAATATGTCGGCCGCACCGCGGCGCGCGGCATGGTTCGCCCGGTCGACCTGCCCGATGATTTCCAGCCGGTCGATCGCGACCCCTGCTTCAAATGCGGCGTGCGCGGCGACATCGGCTGCCGGCACCGGCCGCGTGCGTCGGAGGGTCAAATATGATCCGTCGAATTCCTCTTCTTTGGAGAGACGAAACGATCGGTACCATCCAGGTCCCGGCATTCATCCGGCCACCTATCACCCAAGCCGAGTTGGATGGCATCCCCTGTGCGCTGTTCGTTCGTTCGCGATCATGGTTGTTCGACGTCCGCCCGGGCGATGTGAAACTTCACTTGTGCGTGACCGAGAGGAAGGACGCGGTTGTCGCCATTGCCTCGCAGCGCCTTGGTCCAGGCGACATCGGCTGCATCATTGGATTTGAAGCGAGCGCTGCCCGATCGGATATCCGAGCAGACGAGGAAATCATCACGATAGCCGACGAAATCATGAGGCAGACCGCCGAAAGACGGGGGGCGTAG